AACACTTACCTTATGAGAAGGTAATTAAAGAATTCCAGAAGGTATTCTATGCTCACCTATTTAAGGGTAAGACAATAGAAACTCCTCTAGGAACTTTTGAGGTAATACGCTTTAAACCTACTAGAGAGTTTAAGAAAAAACCTATAGATTATAAAGCAACTAAAGAAGAGGGTTTTGTTATTAGACACTTAAATGAGCATACTAATGGTTATGCTTGCATGGTAAATTTTACCCCTAAGGGTGTCTTCAGTAAATATAAATTTAAGACAGTCAGAGTCTTAGCTAGGTCTTTAGCTGCTTACATACTTCAGAATATAGATGCGTATAAATTATATTATGAGGTTAGCAAATATAAATACAGTAATATACAGGCTAGAACAACTGGTGGTAGAACCACTCCCAATAGCTGATTGTTATGAATGGATAGCTGCTGCATTACAGCATATTGGTGGAGATTACCCACAAGTCTTAAAAGAGAAAACTCTAGAGATAGTAGACTACAGGGCAGAGATTCCTTGTGATATGGTTAACTTCTTAAGATGGCTTAAGGTAGAAACTCCAGATGGGCAAGAAGAAACTTTTGTAGAGGAAACCAGACTTCCTAACTATCTGGAGACTTCCTACATATATGCTAATAGAAGAGTAAACTTCCATGACCCTACACAGCAGTATAACCCCTTTAACAACTCCATCAAACACTCTGTAAATAACTGGCTAACTCCTGAGAATGATTTGACTTGGAACTCTAATCTTGATTATAGAATTGAGAATAATTGCTTCCTCTTTAACTTAGAGAAAGGAACTATTACTATGCAATACTGGGCAGTTCCTACTGATGAGAATGAGTTACCAATGATACCAGATCTAGAAGCTTTTATAGAAGCTTGCATGTGGTATTGCTGTAAGCAACTCTCCTATCAGGGATACAAGTTTAAGAATCCAGAGTTTAAGATGATGTTCTTTGAGCAGAAGTGGAATAGATATTGTCTGCAAGCTAGGACTGAAGGTAGAATGCCAGATATCCATATGATGCAAAGAATGTCCAATGAGAATATGAGGCTTCTCCCAATTACTAACCATTACTATACCTCATTCAGGTACTTGGGTATTATGCAACAACAAAATAGACACGGAAGATTTAGATAAGATATGGAAGGTACTAACAGTTTTGAGAAAGGATTGCATAGGAGTAATAGTCCCCAGATGCAACCAGAGGGTAGCTATGTAGATGCCCTTAACTGGATTAGAAATGATAGCGGTAGATTGACTAATGAGGAACTTGAGGAAATAACTCAAACTCTTACTGGCGGAAATTATAAACTATTAGGACACTGTCCTGTGCAAGATTCTTTTGTTTGTTTTTTTAAACAAGAAGTAGGAAGTAATTCTTATTCTGAGATAGGTATATTTGATAATACTACTAAACAGTATAGACAAATATTTAATGATTCTTTTACTAATCCTTATTATGAATTACTTTTTAATAATGAAATTGATAGTGTAGCTAGGATAAATTCTAGTAATGAGATAGTTGTATATTTTGTAGAAAAAGATCAAAAGCCTAGAAGATTTAATATAACACAATTTGAAAACTTAGGTAATAACAGATATTCTTCCGAGTTATATAATGCTGTAGAAGATTGGAATTTACAATTAGGTTTTAAAATGCCTTATGGTGAATACTCATTACAAGGAGGAGGTAATCTCCCCTCAGGTACATATTCTTTTGTTTATAGATATGTTACAGATGAGAATAATAAAACTACATTTAGTATACCATCAAGATTTATAAATATTCCTGGTGAAATTAATGTAGATAGTGCAACTAATACTCCATTATATAATGATGAAACTTTAGGAGGTGCTCCACAAACCAACTCAAACTTAAGTCTTAAAATTAAACTTAAAAATATTGATAATAATTATAACCTTATTGAAGTAGTAGTTATTACATATATAGGACTTACTAATACTTTATCTATTAGAAGTCTTGGTACTTATGAAAATGTACTTGATAAGGAAATTATATTCTCAGATGATACTCAGTATGTAGGAGATCAAATAGCCGAGAGTGCTTTATTAGAGAGCCCTGTATTTATAAATAGTGCAACCTCAATTGAGCAAAAAGATAATATTCTTGTCCTCTCAAATATTACTAGTAAAAAGTATGATGTAGGTTTTCAACAAGTAGCTAATAATATAGATTTAAATTGGAGTGTAGATAAAATACCTGTTGATAATAGAAGAAATTTAAATGGTGCTTATCTTCAAGATATTAGGACAAATACTGTATCTACTCCTGGTATTCAAAAAATATTAACTGATAGAGTAATAATTTGTAAAAGTGTTGAACAAAAATCTGGAACTCTTAATATTACTCCTAATAGTGATAAACCAGAAATATTTTTAAATAATCAAGATGTTACTTTTCCTGCAGAATTCACAGGGTTTGGGAATATAAATTTTGCTGATGGAAGTTGTGATATATCAGTTCTTGTAAAAGGGGAAGAAGCAACCTTAAACACTGGTTCTTATGATGAAGGTGTTTTTAGAATACTTTCACAAACTTCTTCTTCAGGAGTTACTGTAGCACAAGGAACTGGTAGTGGATATAAGTATACAGTACCTGCACCAACAGCAATGACTGAAGAAACTGGTTGGACAAAATTAAGTGTACAAGTTTCATGGAGACAAAGACCAGATGATTTTTTATCATCTAAAACTTTTAATGTTCAAATTAATTATAAATTATCTAGACCAATTGAAGCAGGAGGTACCCCACCTACAATGAAAATAGATAAAATAAGTAATATATCTCCATATAGACCTTATTTTTTTAGGGAATATTTTATTGGAATTTCTAATTTCACAACCACAACCCCATCTTCTATTAAATTAACTACATCTTCTAATTCAGGAACTGGATTGACAGGTGGAGGACCTGTTCAAGTTGCATATCAGTGGAAAAAAAATGGTGCAGATATTCCTGGAGCAAACAATTCTACTTATACTGTAAGTAGTACAGATTTTTCTTCTAACACTCTTTCTGTTGCATATACTTGTCAAGTTACTTACCAATATTCAGGTACAGTAGGAGGAGTTGTCTCAGTTCCAACTATAAACTTTCCAACTGGAAGAACAACTCAGAATGATTATGCTTCTATACAAGCTGAAGGTTATACATATCAAAATATAGATGGTTTTGAGTATGATAATCATAATGTTGTTGAATTAAATAGACAACAAAGTAATATATATACAAATCCATTTATTTTAAAAGGATTTCAAAGAGGAGAAGTTTATTCTTTCTCTATTACTCCTATTTATAAAGATGGTAGTGTAGGATTCTCATATCATATTCCAGGAAAACCATTTGATCCTTCAAAACCAAATAGATTAAAAGAGTGGCGTTCTACAGAACCTTATTCCTCTTCTTATATTTCTGCAGGTTTAACAGGAAATATAAAACATCATGAAATGCCAGATTATGATGTAGCTGGGTATGTAGGTGATGCTCATTATATAAATGTACTTAGAGTAACTGCTGCTAATGTAAACTTTACTACTGAGCAATTACAAAATATTCAAGGATATGTTATTGGTTATCAACCTAGAGTAGATGATTTAACTAGAAGAGTTGTAGATACAGGATTTGTTAAACCTTATTTAAAAAAATCTAGTTCTGGAAATTGGAAATATCAAGGTTCTTTACTTGATGGTAATGTAGAATTTAATGGTGATGGCCTAGGTCCTCCTTCTGCAAATGTAAACTGGAATCCAGGTTTTAATGAACCATATGCAATGTTTTACTCTGCAGATAGTACAATAAACAAAGCTTCTGCATTAAAAAATGATTATAATATACAACAGTTAGGTGTAATAAGTAACTTAATAGTTAGACCAGACCCTCAATACCAAAAAGATACCAGTGCATTTTTTAATTCACAAAATCCTCAGTGGACTCAATATAGATTTATTTACCATAATGCATCTTTTTCTTCTCCCTCTTTGTATACTCCTACTGGAGAATATATACTATCAAAATTTCCATACCTCTTATGGAAAAACAGAACAGATGCAGGTCCAGTATTCCTTCATTTTTTTATGGAATTAAATAACTGGACTTCTAGAATATTAAATAAAACAAGAATTAAATATTTTTCTTATATTGACAATATAACAGGACCAATTGATAATGGTGCTACAGATGTTGCTATAACAAACTTTCCTTCAGCTATACTTAGAACTAATAGTGCTTATACTCACATAGAAACAGATAACTCTTTTCTTGAGGGTATAATAAAAACATTAATAATTGCAGCAGTAGGAAATGGTAATGGATTTAATAGAGCTTTTTGGCAATTGGCAAAAAATGTTAATAGATTTGTTCCAGAAACAAATAATACAGTAACATTAGATTCAACAGATGCAGGAGATCCTAAATTTAGACTTGTTAGAATTACAAATGATACTGATGTACAATATGGAAAATTAGAAAATGCAACTTATACTCCATGTGTTGTAGAGTATGATGATAATGGAGGATTATCTAATAGTGTAATATTAGAAGGAGATACTTATATAAGTAAAATATTTCAACCACTTGTAACTAGTAATTCTTCATATGATGATCCTAGTAGTGCTATGTCTTTTCTAAGTAATAGTTTATTAGGATATTATGCGGAATCTAAAAATAATTATGCACTTAGACATAAAGAAACTAATCTTGGAGATTTTTTTCCTAAAACAAAAGAAATAACAAGCTCACAACAAGTTGATGCTTTATTGCATATTCCATTTGAATCAGTTGTTGTATCTTATAATAAACAATACTCAGCTTTAGCAAGTACAAGATTAACATTTCCTAAACCACTATTTTTTGTTGAGAATACAAATTATAGTAATAGAAGTATATACTCTAAACAAGCTTTTGAGAGTGAGTTAATAGATCAATATAGAATATTCCCAGCTAATAACTTTCATGATGTACCTAAACATAGAGGAGTAATTACAGATACTTTTGTATTTAATAATAACTTCTATCATCATACAGAGTATGGACTATGGTTATCTTACTTCAATCCTAATACTACTCAAGCAACATCTCAAGGACAAGTAGTGCTTGGTAATGCTGGAGTATTCCAACTTCCCTCTAAGCTTATTCTAGACATTAAGGGAGGTTATATGGGTACTCTTGATAAGAGTGGAACTAATACTCCATTTGGGAGAGTATTCTTAGATCATAAACAAGGTAAGATATTTCTCTTAACTGGTGAGGCACCTGTAGAAATCTCAGATTTAGGACTCTTCTCATTCTTTAGAGGATTTGTAAATACTGATGATAAGTATTCTATGGGATATGATTGGGCTAATAAGAGGCTCTTGATTAATAATATAACTCAACAAAAAGCCATCTCTTATTATCCTAAGACACAAACATGGACTTCTTTCCATACTTTCTCACCACAAGCATACTTTACTACCAATGGATATTCTTATGCATTTGGAGAATCTTTTAGTAGAGGTACTGGAATAGTTGGAACTTTCTATAACATGGATAATTCTCAAGGTATTAGAAAAGGTGCTCACATAACTTATGTAGAGAATACTGCTCCAGATAGCTTTAAGAGATTTGATAGAATAGAAATGAATACCATGTCAGGTGGAAATCAAGGAATAAATTCTCCAGGATTTGTAGAACCTAATAGTTATGTCTTTAATGATAAATCCTTTACTAGTATTCATGCATGGACAGATAGACAGAATACTACAGAACTTCCATTCTCATATAATAATGATTTTGATACTAATTTCTTAGCTAATTATGAGATAAATAAGGTTCCTGTAAATTATTATAGAAGTTCCTTCCATGCAGAACTTCCCTTAGATGCAGTTATAGATCCTTACCAAAATATCTTTGATCTTAGTAATACAGATATTAATGCAGACTTTAGAGCACATATGAAGGGTAAGTTTCTGTACACTAAGCTCTCGTATAACGATGATAAGCCTCTGGTCTTAAACTATATTAAGACATTCTTTAAACCTTCTGTAGCATAAGATATGAAAACTAAGTACAATAAGAGAAAGTATAAGATGCAGTCTGGAGTACAGCAAATATATAATGATAGTCCAGATTACAGTGATGCTTTTAGAATTAGAGATGAACAAAATGCTAAGAGGCAAATGGGAAGTGGTCTTGCTAGAACTGGGTTGGATATTGCTGGTACTGCAATAGGAGTTCCAGGATTAGGAGGAATAGCTGAGGGAGTAGGTTCTCTTTCTGATGCTCTTCTTACAGATGCTAAAGGTAACTATAAGAATAAGTTTGCTGAATCAGCTTCTTTTTATCTTAACCCTCTTAAAACTGCAGGAACAGCATTATCTGCACTTACTGGAGATAAAACTGCTGCAGCTGATTTATGGAATAAAGTACCAGTTACTCAATTATTGAGTGGTATTGGAATAAAGAATCCATTTGGTAAAACTTCTCAAGAGAAAGTTAAAGAGGAAGCTAAGAAGGAAGAAGAGAGAAAAGAATTAGCTAATAGAAAAGCTAACTATTATGGTTCTTATAAAGATGTAGCTTCTACAGATGTACAAGCTTCTATGGCTAAGAGAGGTAAGTATAAAGTAAAGACTAAGCAGCCTAGGATGATTGAGACTGAGGGTAGAGAACCTATCTTCTCTCCTAAGAAAGCTGATGGTACTAGAGATCTTCTTTACTATAACCCTAATGATCCTACTCATGAGGAAGGTGGAGTTAAAGCTGTAGTTATGCCTAGAAATAAGTATAATACTGGAGTCAGTAACTTAATGCCAAGAAGAAGTAAGGTATCTCTCTTAGGTTCTGGTAATATGGCAGTAGGTGCTAAACAAGTTAAGGTTGATGATCTCAATACTGCTGCCTTTTCTCAGAATCTTACTGGTAGTACTCCTGCCAATGTTGCTAATAAGTTTATACAACCTATGGCTGGTATTCAACAAGTAGCTAGAAATATTCCAGAAGCAAGAAGAAAGGAGAAACAAAATACTCCTAGGTCGCATAAAAAAGTAAATCCAGATCTTAATAAGATAGTAGATCCTTCTATGTTATATGAGATGAAGCCACCTCCACCAAGGAGTACCTTTAATACTAAAAATGATTTTAATAAAGGAGGTAAATATATAAAGGTATATAAAGATGGAGCTAAGAGTGTATCTTTAGCTTTCAGCAGAGGAGAGAAAGATCCTAAGGGAGGCTTAACTCAAAAAGGTGTAGATAAGTATAATAGAGCTACTGGAGGTAATCTAAAGATGGCTGTTACTACTCCACCATCTAAACTTAAAGCTGGTTCTAAAGCAGCTAACAGAAGGAAATCCTTCTGTAGTCGAATGAAAGGTATGAAATCTAAATTAACTTCTGCTAAAACAGCAAATGATCCTAATAGCAGAATTAATAAAAGCTTAAGGAAATGGAATTGCTAAATTTGCAAATATGGAATATACGCTTAAACATTGTGTACTTTGTGATTTAGATATAAATGAAGAATTTGTAAAATCCTTTAAACCAAAAAATTATGCAAGTCTTCATGGATTTTGTAGAAGTTGTAGAAAAAAATTAAGAAATCTACAATTAAAAGTAGGAGGCAAAGTTTGTTCTAAATGCTCAGTAGATAAACCATTTGGAGACTTTCCTGTACACAGAAAAACTTATGATGGATTTGATAGTTGGTGCAAACAATGTAGAAAAGAATATAACTATGAAGTTAATCAATCATTAGATACACATTTAAGAAAAAAATTAGCATCAATAAAAGAAGATAGGAGAAAAATATTTTCAGACTTAACTCTTGAACAGTTAATTAATTTGTGGAATAAACAAGAAGGTAAATGTGCAATTAGTGGTGTAGAAATGTCTTATCAAAGAAATAAAAGACAACATAATATGAATAATTGTAGTGTAGATAGAATTGATAGTTCTGGTAATTATACTATAGATAATATACAACTTGTATGTTGGATTGTTAATAGAATGAAAGGTGAAAATACTACAGAAGATTTAATTCAATGGTGCAATCATATAATAAATAAACAAAACTTTTTAAACGTAAAATAATATTATGAAATTTAAAATGGGTGGTTCTGGCATACACATTAAGCCAGAGAATAAAGGAAAGTTTACAGCTACTAAGAAAGCTACTGGTAAGACTACAGAAGAACTTACTCATAGTAAAAATCCTGTTACTAAAAAGAGAGCTATCTTTGCACAGAATGCTGCTAAGTGGAAACATCAAGATGGTTCTAAAGGTGTTAAATCTTTTCCTGACTTGAATAAGGATGGTAAGATTAGTAGAGCTGATGTACTTGTTGGTAGAGGTGTAATTCCTGCTAAGAAAGCTGGTAGTAAATCTATGAAATCTGCTATGATGTGTGGTTCTAAAGGTATGAAATATGCTGAGGGAACTAAGAGCATTAAGTTTAAAAAGAAGGAGATGATTAAGAGAGCTGATGGTT